CATCATAGATTGTAGATCTCTTTCATCTAGTTCTACATCTATAACAGTATTCGTATTAGGTAATGGCTTACTTCTAGATAAGCTCATTATTTCTTCTAGAGCTTTAACGCCTTCAGCAGTAGAAGCAAGATTGGCAATAGCATCATAGGCATCAGTAGAAAGATATTTCTTACTCCACAGATCAGCAGCTTCAATGCGTTCTCTTGCGTTATCTCCCAGTTTTGCCATTTCTTCTTGAAGATTCGGTAGACCAGCAATTTCGTTATTAACAAAAGCCGCCACTCCCTGATCGAATACTTCCTGTGATAATCCATTATCTCGACAAATTTGTTGCCAAGACTTAACAAGTTCTTGTTCTGGATCAACTGTGATTTCAACATCTTCTGGTACTTCTGGTAGCCTTACTTCATAAGATTCAGGAACGCTAGATTTTCTTTGGTTCTCATAATCTTCTTGTACTTGTTTGACAAGATCTTCAGTTCGCATACCAAGTTTCTGCTCCAGAGCTTTGTATGATGCACCCAGTTCTTCAACTTTAATTTCATTTCTTTCTGTATCCCAAAATTTTTCTGGAATATATTCTGGTATCTGAACTTCTGAAGTGTTTTCTTGAGATACCTCTTGTGTCGTTTCTTGTAATTGTTCTTCTGTCATTAAACCTCCTTATCAGATTCAATTCTTTTCTTGATGATGAAATATAAATATCTCATTCCTTCAAGATGTCGTAGATGTTCGTTGCTAACATCTCTACCAGCAACTGAATCTACTGTAATGGATCTTAAATAATCCAAAACCTTTTCTCCTATGACAGTACTAAATACTGCTGCCATATCCGAATTAAGTTCTCTTTCTCTTTCTTCTGTACGATAAAATCCATCAATAGATAGATGGCTTCCTTTAGGCTTGTTCTGGAGCTGCTCCCAACTCATTCATTCCTCCTTGTTGTTGTTGCATTACCTGTTGCATCTGCTGAACTACTTGTTGTTGTTCTGCTGCATCTCTAATTAGTTTCTCAGGTAAATTCATTTTCTCTGCTAGATATCTAGCTACTTCTTCTTGTTTGACAATAAGATTCAATACTTGTGGTCCAAATGTTTGACCTAGTGTTGCATTAAATCTATTCACATCAGCAATATCTTGTTCGTTCTGCGCCCTTGATAATGGTGATTCTGGAATAATTTTGATTTCTTTATTGTTCAATGAAGGTAATTCTATTCTACCTTGCTTCTTTAAAATGTAAATAACCCTTCTAATTAATGGCATAATAAACTCAGACTGTAATCTTCCAAAGGATGATCCAATCTGTCTAGATAGATCTGCCATTCTTTCAGCTACTTCTGTTGCTGACATAGGTGTACCTTTGGTTGGTCCAAGTGTTTCCATGTATAGAGCTTTACGAATATTGGCTCTCATATCGTCTAATACTAACTGAGCCACATCAAATCTACCTGCTGAACTAATAGGTACTAATCCTCTAGATCCTGGAGCTACTGGAATAATTGTGCCAGGCACTAATTGAATATTATCTGGATTAATAACTCCGTCATCTTCTAACTGATAGATACCAGAAATATTCATCTGTGCATTTTCTAATATTAATTCAATGGTTAGATTTGTTGTTTTAATAGCTGACATAGCATTAAATACTGGTCCACGACCATACACTTCACCACTCGCTTTGTTCCATCTAAATGTAATAAAGGGATTAGAACCTTGTCCTTCAAACTGATCTTCAAATATTATTTGTTCATGATCTTTGACACAAACAACATAATCATAAACTTCTTTATTTGGATCTTTATAGTTTCTCATTGTACCTTCAATAACAGTACACTTAGCATCTGGCTCATTTAAAATCTTATCTTCTAAAGTATCTAAATCAGCATCTGGATATAAAATTTTAATATCACCTAATCTGATTTGACGTTTTCTAAATACACAATCAATTCTATTATCTGGTCCAGAGTTTAAATAAACATGAGGTAATGGAATAGAATTAAATATAATAGGGTTAGTTGAGTTACCTTCATTCACTAACATCACACCAGTACCAATCGCTAGATCCATAAAAGATTCATGGACTTCTTGATTAAAGTTAGAAGCATGAAGTATCTCAAATATATAATTAGTTATTTCATCTAACTGTTCATCTACTTGGGGAGCTATTTGAGGTGGTATCTCAATACCTGCTTTTAAATTAATCCATCTACCAAAGGTAGGAGTAATACCTGCCTGTAGTCTTGATGCAAATTCTTGAATACCTACAACAGCAGTTTCATCGAAGATTCTATCTGTTCTTTTTTCTCCAGGTGATTCATCATAAAAGGCTTCTCTGCCTGGCATTGTATATTCATAGGCTTCTTCAAACTTAGGAATCCAATGTGTCTTTAACTGTTCTGCATGACTAAATCTTTTTAGAAATGTTTTAGAGTTCATGACTCCTGTATGAGGAGCTGATCTATAGTTAAAACTATACATTAAGCCATTCCACCACTAATTGTTCTGCCTCTAATTTGGAATAAAGATCTTCCTTTTGTTGCTGAACTAACTAATGATCCTGCTAATTTTCTTTTTCTTTCTGCTTCTGCTTCTGATTCTGCAAATTCTTCTGTTAGTTGAGTTGTATTTGTTGTTTGTTTACTATCATTTCCACTATCACCAAATTGAAAAAAACCAGTTCCTTTTACTGCATTAAATAAAATTGCACCAGGAGTAATTCCTTTTTCTATTATTGTAGGTATTAATCCTTTAACTGGTTCTGGTTGATAACCTTTTTTCAAATAAGGAACAGATGGTGCTGTTCCACCAACCAAAGCTCTACCAATATCTCCACCTACTTCTGATAATGTAGGTGTACTTGCAACAATTCTTGTTGGATCTAATACTGTAGGAGCTGGTTGAACACCTCTACCATAATTTAATGCTTTTTGAATTTCTGCTTCTCTTGCTTTCGAAGGTTCATCTAATTGTTCTAATCTCCCCATAGTTTCTAAAGAAGTAGCTATTCTTGTTGTAGCTCTTTCTGCTTCACTCATAGGTTTTGTTTGATCGACAGTTTTTGGTTGAGATGATTTAATAATATTTGAAACTTCTTTACTTCCAGAAAATAATCCACCAGTACTAGTAACACCAGCTACTGTTTTCCCGTCTTTTAAAACAGTACTTTTATCTGCACTAAGTGTATATCCAGCTTTCTTTAAATCTTTTTCTTGATTAGCAAATGCACCTGTTGTTGTTTTAGTACTTGCTAAAATAGCTTTTTGTCTTTCAACAGCAGCTGTTCTACCTTCAGGTGTTTTAAAAGATTCGTATGTTTGGACTGGAGTTTTTTTAGCTTTGCTTACACTTTTTTTAGGTTCAGGTTTAGGTTTTGCTGCTTGTTTAAGATTACTACTTCCTTCAACTGGTTTAAAACCTCCACTAGTTCCTGGCTTTGTTGTTCCAGTTGTAGTTTTAGTTTTTTTACCGCCACCGCCGCCACCACCAGATGTTGATTTACTAGATCCCATTATGTTTCTTTTCCTTCTGAATAAAATCCACGACCACCAGCTCTAGCAAATAAAGATCTTTGACCTAACTTACCAGCTGCAAATCTTTTCTTTCTTTTTTCTTCAGCAGCTTCTTGCTCTTTCTTAATACGTTCTTCTTCTTCTCTTTGCTTTCTAACAGCTTCTTCTACTTCTGGATCTGGCTTATATGTTTTTGGTTTTAAAAATCCCATTGTTCACAACCTTGTTTCTTTAAATATTTATATAACTGATAAGGGGTAATAATCAACCTATTTATTCCTAATACTCTCATTACTACAGTAACACAAGAATGTTCTCTTAACCATGCTGCTTGAAACAATCTCCATTTATGGCGAAATGTCTTACATTTTAAAATAACTCCTTTGTGTTGAAGTATATATGCCATCATTCCATCTACTTCTGCACCATCAATAATATTTAAATCTAATCTTCTATGAATATGCTCTACCACTAACCATTTATCTTTTTTTGGGTAATAAGCAAATGCTCCACAGTGAGCCATGCCATTCTTTCTAAACCTATGATACCACTCATGATTGGGTGGATCATAAAAAAATACTAACCATTCCTTCGGAAAATATCCCATTTCTTCCTCCTGTTCATTGAACCACGATCAAATATGTTCCAGTTCTTATAAGCATTAGCTACTTGTGGTCTAGCTGGACCTACAGTTAAAGATCTACCTTCACCAGCACCTAACATTAAATATTGCAGTGCATCATGTACGTGTGAAAATTTATTCTTGTTGGGTTTATCTTCATATCTTTCTCCAGAGGTTTGAATTCTTCTATAATGATATCCACCTAAGAATCCTTTACGTAAAGACTTACAAGATTTATTTAACAAAAAGCCAGGCTTTCCATCTACCATTCTATTCAATGCAGTTTCTACTGATTCTATTCTCAGTCCTACATCATTAGATGGTGCAGGAAAGGCTTGGATGCCTTGTTGTCTAAGTATTTGAAACGGAGTTGTTTCATCTGTCTGCGCCCTAA